CTATAAATTCCATAAATCTGCTATTATCTATATATGTTTTGTGTATTACTTTCATTTTTTTAATCTATTAAGTTAATTTCACTAATTTGCTCTACATATTCCCAATATAAACCTATCTCAGAGTGTGTCTGCCCATCTTCTCCTAGACCTACACAAAAAGCGTTATCGTTATCTTCTGATACCTTATGGATATACTCCATAATATCCTTGCACCAATCATCTGATTCATACCACTTTGTATATTCAAAAGTATAAAACTTCATTCCATCATTTTCAGTATGTATTTTTAGATAATCAGTAGTATTATCATTTGTATTAAAATCGTGTTTTTGCATTATCTCATCTAATCCATCTGATTCTTCTCCATTTTTTACTCCTATAATTACTTTACTTCTATATCCCATTTTATTTAGTTTTAGTTATTAGTCGGTTGTACAAAATACATCATACCCCCATTCTTTCAAGTGGTTAAATGGTTTCCCTTCCATTTCAGTATCGGTTTCTAAATGGGTTATTAGATAAGATATAAATTCCTCTACATCATATTTTCTTTTATTGTTTTTATCCATATAATAACCTACATTGTAGTTGAGGAATGTATTTTCTTTTTCAGCAATTTTCTCATCTACTCTAATCTTAATTGTAATTTCTCTTTCTATCATTTTTAATCTATTTAGTTTTAGTTAATACGATTAGTTTTGAGTATAAATCTTCTAACATTTCAGCGAAAAATTCATCTTCTTCCGTTCCGTTTAAGTCCTCTAAATTTTGTTCTATTACCATTGTTAGATAATCCAATTCGTGTTCGTTTAATTCTAATTTCATTTTATTTAGTTTTAGTTATTATTAGTTTTCATCTTTTTCGCCATCTCTATCCATCTCTTGTGCGTTTTCTTCTTGTATAGCTTCATATTCGTAGTCCTCAATCTCATCACACATACCTCCACACTCCCCACAACAAACTTCATCTCTATCAGCGTGTTCTCTACAATCATTACAAATATCTCCTACCCAAAAAGTAGCACCACAACAATTACTTCTATCCCCCTCAACAATATCTGCACCACAACAATTACTTACCATTTCACTACCTGTGCCATCATCAATAGGGTTGCCTAATTTGTATTCATCTAAATTCATATTAAAAGTTTATAGTTATTACTTTAGTATCATAATCTACCTCTACATCTACTGGACAAATACAATCTCCAAATTCCAATCTATCAGTATTGGTTTCTATCTCCCACTTAATAGTAAGTTGGTGGTTTGATAAATCTTTTCTACCTCCATCTTCACTATCAATAGAGTATTCCTCTATTTCTTCTTCATCATTTTCATTCCACCAACTTACTTCAAATTCAATATGTACATAAGTAGCATAAGCACCTACATTCTTAACTCCCCAACTCCTCATCTCAGTATAAAAATCCCAATGTATAACTGCAACTGCCGATATATCATTATTATCATCTCTACCTTTCCACTTCTCAAATCCGTAGATACTTACATCTACATTCTCTAATCTTGTTATAAATTCGTTTTCTGCCATTTTAAATTGAGTTGCCATTTTGTTTTGTTTTAGTTATATACAATAGAACGAACAATAATCCGTACTACCAAATGTTTTAGGCACTTTCTTCCTTATTTATACTCATTCTAAATAACACTTCTTTAATTCTTGCTACATTATTAAGGTACATTGTATAAGATATGTTTGCAAAATCTTCATTAAAATCATCATCTTTCTCATAAACTTTTTCATAAACCTCAACTTCTTTCTGCATATCCTCCATTACATTTTGTAATACTTTTTCTTCTATTTTCATATCATTTTTTTTAATTGGTTATGTATTATTGAGTAAATTTCATCATCAGCACTTCTATCATCATTATGATTATCAGCATAATCTCTTAAATCTATATCAAGTTTTTCCCAAAAATAATCTCTTATATTATCCATTATCTCATTTGTAGTTTTATCTACTCTTTCAATCTTTTGTCCTTTCATATCTATTGTTTTAGTTTATTTTATAAGTGTCCTCCAAACCCATCATCACACATATACATCCATTCACTTTCCTCATCCCTATCTGACCAATCATAAGTGTCCATCCCATTCCCAAACTCATATTCTGCCTTAGAAAAAGCATTATCCATAACATCATTCCATTTTTCCTCATTATCCATAAGCCACTCTTGTGCATCAACATCTTTAGGCACTTCTACTTCTATCTCAGCGTATTTATGATATACACTTCTTTGCATTATTTTTACTTTCATTTTATTATTGTTTTAGTTAATACTATTGTCATAAATTTCTTCATCATATATATTATAGGTAAATTCGTTAGATAATTGCCTTTTAATTCTTGCAACTAATTCGTATGGAGAATAACTACCCTCTTCAAAAACTTCAATATCTACATTCATTATTTGTTTCATTTTTTTAATCCTATCTATTGTTTTTACTTTATTCTCTTCTAATTCTACAATATAATCCATAAACGCTTGAACATAAAATCTTTTATCAGTAGTTAATTCTTCTAAAAAACCCATATCAAAATACTCCATTCCATCACTTGCTTTTTCAAAATTTGTTTTCATAATCATTTTGTTTTAATTAATAGTACTACAATATAATATATAAAAAATAACAATACCAAACATATTTGCATAAACTTTGGTAGTTTATAATCATTCTAAATAAGGAAGTTTTTGGAATATATAAGAACGCACACACATATATATATATAAAGAGAGATGTTAGCGTGCATTTGCCTCTAAAGAGAGATATTAGCGTTCATTTGTGCGTAAAAAGAGAAATGTTGTAGTGCATTTAGCCCTAAAAGGACTTTTTTAGCGTTCATTTAGCCCATAAAAAGAGAATAGGAGGGGCAAGTCACCCCTCCTAATCTACTAACTAAAACTATAACCAAGTATGGTTATCTATGAAACAAAACATTACAATATAACACAAAATATTTCATATAAAAAGGTAATTACAGGAAACTTTTAAAAATAATGTACAAATCTTGCTACCTGGCCACTATCTTTATCGTGTAAAAACCCTTCAACTGCCTTTGGTATCCCAGTAAATCCTTTTCTTGAGTGCCAACTATCTGTACCACTAGGGGAACGCATATATTCTACCGTAACCCCTATAAAATCCTTTGCATCAAGCCATTTATGTTTAACTTTATGGTGTATATGGTGTAAATACCAGTACCTATGTTTTGTATTCGCCCATTCTTGAGGTTTTTCTTGTGCCATTAAAAGAGGAAGTTTATCCATTTTTGCACCATCTCCATGCTCTAATCCAATAAGGTTTGTGCCGTAAGTATAATATTTCCTGTGAGAAACCCCACAATCTACAAATACATTCTCATCTTTTCTAAACCAACTTTTTAAAGCGTGAGCCAAATGAAAACCACTTTGATAGTCGTGATTACTCATTGAATGAATACAATCTACTGGAGCAATCTCCCTTAACATCTCAACACAAGCAACATATACTTGTAATGCAACTTCATAATGCTCCCACCACTTACCATCAACATCCTGATTCGTACCAGCAGTCGTGGTATTATATACATTATCTATATGTAAAACATCATTCCCTATGCAAAAAAGAACCCTATCTATAGCAAAACCCTTAGATTTATCAATAAGCCCTTGTACCCCCTCTAAAACCCTTTGTACGGCAATATCTTTATTGTATCCGTCACCAGTCTCATCATTATGAGCATATTTTCCTATATGTATATCTGCTGGGTTTATTACTAAAAGATGAGTACCCTCTTTGTATGTCTTTTTAGGGTATGTTGGTGAGTGCTCTTCAATAAGTTTAATTACATTATTAAAAACAACACTTTCATCAACTGGGCTGGTTTTTGTAATTACTGAAAAACGCAATTCTCCAGAGAAATTCTGCCAATGTTTAACAGAAACTACATCCTTCTTTTCAATGCCTCTTTCTTTTAAATGGTCGTCTAATGCGGAGTTGTGTGATAAATTATAATTGAGGTTTTCAAGGTCTCCAGCCCTGCTTTTGTATATCAGAGTCACCTCATCTTCTGATAATCTTAATCTTTTTCCCAAAATGCTTTATGTTTTAGTTAATATACACAATATAACAAAATAAAAACGGAACAAGTAGGGATTTTTGTGTTTATTTTTTAACCTTCTCGTATGAACGGCCTCCAAAATAAGCTCCAATACAGGTAATCAAAACCATTTTTAAGAGGTCTTTCCAGTCCTCATCAACTACAAACGATATAGCTCCTGCATCAATAAATACCATTAAAACAGTTGAAACAACTAAAAATATTAAAACCAAAGGTCTAACATTTTTACTCAACCAAGAGTCAGATTTCATATCAGACTCCCATCTTGAGGTAATTTCTTTTTCTAATTCAACCTCATAATTAGACAGAAGCTCTTTAATCTTTTGTTCAGCCTCAAGCTTTTCTTCTCCAGATGTATGTAGGTCATCTACAATTTCCCCAACACCCTTAACAAGTTCGTTAGCTCCAGCAGAAAATATTTTACTTAGTATGCTCATAATTCGTTTTTTTTTCGTTATTTAATCGCTTGCCCAAATACAAGTTTTACATCCAGGAGTTATTGCTGTCATAAGAATATAACCAGCTCCAGCAACACCTGTTCCGTCTTCATTTAGGATAATAGTAGCCTCTCTTGGATATTCAGCATGTACACCACTCAGCTTAACAGCCGTACCATTTGCATCCTGTAGAGCCACCCCTGAATTTTGCTCTCCTGTAGAAAATTCTAAATACGCTTTCCTTTCAAATACCGCATCATATCCTAAGATAAAAAAGTATGTTTCTGGGTCTAATTCATCACAGTCATCAGCATAAGATTCAACAAGAGCATAAAGACCACAAGATTCTGTCAGTTCCCTTAGCCTTGCGTTTACTTGTTCTGTTACTTTTGGTATGTAAAACTCTAACTCTACATTAACTAAAGTAGAACCGTTTTCTCTTGTAGCGGTTGCTGTAAATCCAGCAGTACCTCTGTCAAACTCAAATTCATACCACATTCTTCCTGCAAAAGAAATAAACTCACCTGTAGCCGCATAAACAACTGGAGTTCCTGGTTGGCCGCTAGTAGCTTCTGCAAGCCAAATTCTTTTTATCCCCCCTCTTCTGTTTCTATCACAACAGATTATTTGATGTCCTTGAGTTAGTGACATATTAAAGTGCGTTATTTATAATTGCCTGAACATCTTGTTTTTTTATCTTCAACTTAAATTTTAAACAGGCTTGGAATCGTTCAATTTCCTTGCCATTAAAAATGATTATTGTAGGAACATTTTGTATTCCATATTTCTCCTTTACTTCTGCCAACATTTTTGTGTTTGTTATGAGTATTCTCGTTACCCCACAGTTCTTTAAGTCCTCCAGCCACTTAACTCCATTAGCCTCATTCCAACCAGCATTAAACTCTACAACACAAATATCTTGTTTACAGAATTTTGTTTGAGCAGAAAGACTACCAGCTATTAATATAAAAAATATGATTAAAATTTTATTCATAAAGCTTCTTTTTAATCAACTTCATATCCTCTTTAATTTCCCTCACATCATCCTGTGTAGTCATTATAGTTTGGCGAATAAGCTCATCCTTCATATCAAACTCTATTCTAGTTACATCTGGTTTTGGCAATACTTTTG